TAGGCCGCGGCGCTCCCCCCCCCCCCCTGTGCGCCCGCTGCGCAGAGAATGTGGACGGCAAAGGTGAAGAGAGGGATTACGCCTAAGCCGGTTGAGGCTACCTGAAAGCGTCAGCTTCAACGAAATTAAACTATCCGCAGCAAAAAGGTGGGCATCGTTGCCCACCTTTTTTCAGGTAGCCTGAAAGCGCATCTAGCCGAAATAATGATTTCTTCATATCGGGCGGCGAGCCGCAGACAACGCAACCAGTACGATAAGGCGAGCCAACATAGTAGGAAGAAATAAGGATTTGAACTATCAGGAATCAAACACATGACAAGCCACCCCTATTTAGACTTGCAGCAAGGTAATGTGGAAAACTATTGCATGATGGTGCCCAAAGCAGAAGTGCCGCAATGGTACGAGCAAGGCTGGTTGCCGCATTACGCCGTCGGCCTGTCGCGCCGCGAGGCCAACCGCGCCTCTATGGTTTACGGCTTCATGCGCTTCAAGCGCGATGTGCTGCTGTTTGGCCGCCCCGAATATCTGGTGGCCAAATCCCCAGTCGGGCGCAAAATTGTTGGTTTCAGCACCCACCTGGGCACTTACGGCATGGGCGGCCCCGCCTTTTTCGGCCTGCTGCTGGACACAGATGAATACTTGGTTTACACCGCATGGCACGCGGGATACAGCACGCTGCTGGACAACCGCGCAGTAAAAATGCCCCCATATGGCAACTCCGCTACACGCAGTTGGGTTGGCAATTTGAACGGAGCCGAATGGGACGGACTCTCACCCCTGCTCATCGGCTGCGAAATCACCGATTGCTCCCTCGCCGAGCACCGCTGCACCCTGCAGCTGCAAAAAGACGGCCAAACCCATTTATTGGAATTCGTACGCCAAGACAAACGCATCCCGAGCACCCCTGATCAAAAACCCCGCCTGGCATACGAAGACGGGAAAATCGCCGACTATCTGATGTATCAGCACAAAAATGCTTGGCTGGTGGCTTAGGTAAGCAGGGCGCATTACTCGCACAATAAAAGGCTACCTGAAAACCATTTTTCAATTTTCAGGTAGCCTTTCTGCTCCCACCATGCCAACCCTGCTTGACAGTCCGTTAAAGCATTTTTACAATACGCAACATTACATGGGTCGTTAGCTCAGTTGGTAGAGCAGCGGACTCTTAATCCGTAGGTCGAGCGTTCGAGCCGCTCACGACCCACCAAAATAATCAAATCTAATCAGCAATTTAGACTAGATTATTTTACCCTCCAAGGTTTGCGCGCTTGAGACTTTGACAAAACTTTGGAGTAAACCGATTCCGGGGGCAATACCGGAATCAATCAATCTGGCGTGTTGTGATAAGTGTTCCGGAGCGAGGTGGGCATACCTCTGCACCATTTCGACACTTTCCCAACCGCCCATTTCTTTTAGGGCTGCTAGGGGTGTGCCCTGCTGGACGAGCCAGCTTGCCCATGTGTGCCGCAGGTCGTGCCAGCGGAAATCCGTTATCCCCGCTTTCTCCAACGCTTCTCGCCACACACGGCTGCTGATGGATTTAACCCGTGCGCCTTTGCTATTTGTGAACACATAATCGCTAACGCGCAGCCTGTCCATCAATACCTGCATGGCGGTGTGGTTGAGCGGTACACCTATCGCTTTCCCGGCTTTGGCTTGGTCGGGATATATCCAGGCTACCTGCCGCCGTAGGTCTATCTGCTCCCATTTGAGGTTAAGCACGTTGGCCTGTCTCAATCCGGTGGCGAGCGAGAAGATAACCAAATGCTGCATATACGGCAGGCTGTCTAGGGCGTTTACCAGCCGCTGTGCTTCTTCCGGATACAGCCACCTGATGCGTTTCTTGGGCTCTTTGTGGAGTTTGAGCTTAGGGGCTTTGTCCAGCCAGTCCCATTCATTCACGCATTTGTTCAGGATGGCGCGTATCAGGGCGAAGTATCTGTTCTTTGTGCTGCTGGAACAGTTCTTCTGATTCACGACTTGATGGATAAAATCGCGGGTCAGGTCGCTAAGCAGTACGCCGCGCAATTCTGGCAATAGGCGGATTTTGTCTTTGTCTCCGTCTAAGCTTTTCTTGTCTTGGTTTTCCTGCAACCAGCGGACACATGCTTCATCCCACAGGTGCTGCGGCTTCTCCCCTAGGTTCTCATCACGCCAAAGCTCGTGCTTCAGTTTGTCGTGCAGCTCTTGCGCTGCCCGTTTGTCCCTCGTGCCAGTAGTGCGTCTAAGTCTTTTGCCGCCTGCTGAGCATATGGATATTTGCCATATCCCGTAGTCGTTGAGATAGATTGACATTTTTCTTTACTCCTTCTGCCAATCACCGCTTGCTCGCGTTCATTTTGCTTCGCGGCGATGTAGTTTTCAAGTGCGGACTCTGTAATGACCCATGCCCTGCCCGCTTTGAATGCCATGATTTCCCCGGCTTTGCACATCTGACGGATAGATACGGGGTGGCATTTCAAGATGCTGGCCGCTTCGTGGATGTTGTAGGTTTGCATGATGTTCCCCTGCTTAAATAATAATCTTGATGACGGACTGTTCGCCGTCCACCTCTTCCAGCCCATCTAATTCGCGCAAGCCTTGCATGGCTACTTCGTACAATATCTGGCTAAGGTTTTCACGGGTTACGCCTTCGCTCGTTATCCGTGCTTCGCGGATTTCGTATTCAGGCTTGCCTACCAGCTTCAGCCATATTTCAAACCGGTACTTTCTGGGCTTGTCGAATATCTTTTTACGCTTCGCAGGGTCGGCAAAGTCGCCGAACATTTCGGATGTGTCCTGAAATTCGCGGTAGGTATCCGCACCCACCAAGGGGAAGGTGCAGTAGCCGCGATAGGGCTTGGACGGTTTTTTCTTCCTACTCCGGCTCACGGCTCAATCTCCAAAATTAAAACCGCCCGAAGGCGGCCTAGTGAATCAATATCTCCAACGTGGCTTTGCTTGGGATAAATAACACGCCCACAATAGACAGGGCATACATCAATCTATAGCGCAATTTCAGCCCGGGAGTGGTACGAAATTTAATCATGTGCACCGCGTAGTACATAGACCAAAACACAAAGACGGCATTGGCTATGCCGTCTATGGCATGGATGATGTCAATGAGCCATGAGTTCATTCTACGTCTCCCCGGCAGATTGCGTTCAATACATCGGCGTGGGCTTGTGCGGCTTCACGAGACAAGTGAACTACACAGGACTTTAATAAGTCAAAGTCTACTTTATCATCTCCCCAAATCAAATCACTAGCAGTGTAGCCTTCTGGTCGCAGTCTGGTAATCCAATAGATTGTGTCTTTGGGGGGTGTAAAAGCAATCGGCTTCGGAAACTCATGCCGCCCTACGCGGATTACTTGAGGCTTGCGGCGGTATTTTCTATCCTCGAACCATGATGGATTTTTGATGAGTTCAACCCATGTATCCACGTCAGTTTTAAACTCCCACCGCTCCCACGGCTTGTCAGTCTCTGCAGCATCTTGGGCGTATTGCAGCATCAATGCTGCGTGTTTATGTGCTGTCATTTTTTCTCTCCAAAATTAAAGCCGCATTACGCGGCGGGGTTTGTGGTGGGTGGGGCGGGAAACGGTTGCCAGTAGATTACGGCTGCGCCACACGGCTCACTATCAAAATAGATGTGATCTAACATTTTTAATAATCTAGAAGTTTTATAAAAATATGTTTTGGGCTCACGTTTCCACTGACACATAATCAAAAACTGTTCACTGTCGTTTTTGTATTCAGGCAGCCTATCCTCCACGCTTATCCATTCGGATTGTGCGGCGCGGGCGAGCCATGTTTGCCATGCGTCATGCACATGCTGTAGGCGATAAGTGCCAGTTTGGTATTTGCTAAACGTTCTACCGTGCGCTGCGGTCGGTAGGTAGGCTCGGCTGTACCACGACTCAAACGCCTCACGCTCCCGCTCGATTCTTTCGGGGGTCATTGCGCATCCTCCTCTTTCACAAACACGCCATCTTTCATTACGCCCTTGCGCTCTTTGATTTCGTCATAGGCTTGGGCGATGCAATCTTCTATCTGCAAGCCGTTCTGTGCGGCGAGGATAGTCAGCACGACTACGCAATCGCCGATGCTGTCGGCTATACGGCGGCGCGGGCGGCCACGGGAAATATCGGCGGCCAGTTCGCCGGTCTCTTCTACGAGCTTGGCAAGCTGGCGGAAGCTGTCGCTGCCTGCGATAAGATTGCGGGCTTCTGCCCATTCGCGGATTCGGGTAAATGTTTTCATGGTTGCTCCTGGAACGGGATTGAATCGTCGATTTCATCTTGCCGTTTTACTGGCTGCGGCGTTGGCTGTGGTGCTTGTGTGTGCTGTTCTGCCCCGCCGCTGGATTTGCTATCCAGCATCTTCATTTCGCTGGCGATGATTTCAAACGCGGTGCGTTCGATGCCATCTTTGCCGGTGTATTTGCGGGATTGGATTTTGCCCTCCAAGTACACGAGGCTGCCTTTCTGCAGGTATTGGGCGGCGATTTCGGCCAGCTTGCGGTACATAGTGATGTTGTGCCATTCTGTGCGCTCTTTCTTCTGCCCGCTCTGGTCTTTCCAGCTTTCGCTGGTGGCGACTGAAAAGTTGCACACAGCATCGCCGTTGGGCAGGTATCTACATTCAGGTTCACGGCCTAGGCGACCGATTAGGATGGCTTTGTTCAGGCTCATGCTGCTTGTTCCTCAAGTTGGCGGACAGTTTTGTCCAGTTCGGTTAAAAATTTGACGGCTTCCTCTTCCAGCTCGGCAATCAGCTTGTCATCACGCGGAATGCGGATGCAGCGATAAGCCAGCTTTTCAGGTAGCCTGTCGTCATAGCTGACAAAGTCGCACCATTGCCGCCCGGTGCAGGCCATCTGCCATTGCATCTGTAGTAGATACTCGTGCTTGGGTTTCTGGTTCTGCAAAAATTCCAAATGGGTTGCGGTGTTGGGGCATTTGATTTCAATCAGCCCGTCTTCGCCGGCTAGGCCGTCAGGGGATGCGCCGCTCATGGCAATAGTCGGATGGGGGATAAAACCTGTTTCGGTTACGTCCGCGCCGGTCTCCAGCATGTACATGGCGCGGGCTGCCGGTTCGGTATCTGTGCCGTGCTGCATGGCGGCGGAAGTGAACTTCTCTTCCTGCTGCCCGGTCAGCCGCTGGCATAGCAGTTCGGCCATATAGTTTTTACGCGCCGCGCCGTAGCCGCCGGATTTGGTTTTACCCACTACGTCAGCTATACGGCTGGCGGTAATCTTGCCTAGGCGTTCGGCGAACCATTCGGGGGTGCGCTGTTCGCTCATAATTGCGTTTCCTCTGCGGCTGCCGGTTCGGCTTGGATGGTTTCCATGGCGATGGCTTTCAACCGCTCATGTTCGTCCATGCCGATGATTTTGCGCTCTTCCGCGCTGATGCTAAGCCACCAGCCTTTGTATTCGTCCAAGCCGCGAATGGCCACGGTTTCGGCAGTTCGCAGCAGGTCGGCACGGCTGGGGTTGTCGCGCTCCCCGGCAAACGGGCTGGCGGCATTGGCGGGGGCGTGGTCTTTGGCATCTTTGATGCGTTCGGCTTCGTCCTCGTCATAAATACCGGCGAAGCCAAATGCTAAGCGGGCGGCCTGTATCATGGCTTTGTGGCGCAGCATCCGGCGCGGGTGTGATTTCCACGGGGCGGTGTTGCGTTTGCATTCGTCCATGTATTCGGTAACGCTTACGGGATGGGCGCGGTCTTTGCGGTAGATGCGGCAGGTGCAGCTATCTTCGTCCTGTTCAAAGTCCATGCCGTCAAACTGGGCATTGCCGTTGATGATGCGCGCCCAGCCGTCCACGCCGACTACGGGAACGATGCCGCCTTGACTGGGGAAAGCGTAGATTTCGCTCGTCCATGGATTTAAGCGGTATTGGTTGGCGACAATCAGCAGCGCGGCCATTTGGTCGTCTGATACGTTGCCTTTGAAGGCGGTGCGCTTGAGTGTGTCGAGCAAGCCTTCGCCGCTGCCTAAATCGAACTGTGCGGCAAGTTTGTTGGATAGTGTGGTCAGTTGGGTGTTTGCGGTCATGATTTACTCCTGGAATAAATGGCGTTCAGGTGGTTTGGCTGGGGTCGTAGTGATAACTGGTTGCTCCAAAGTGGCATGACAACGCTGGCAGGTTGGGATTGGCGGGATGATGCCGCCCCATACATCAGGGATAACTACTTTGCCGCCACATTGGCTACACGTTCCGATTACGCGATACATGATTTGCTCCGGTGGTTATTGGATAGTCGGCGGTACTGCATCAGACAAGCCAAGCTCGATTGCTTTTTTGTTGGCTTTGTCCAGCAGCAAAATGGCTGCTGTAACAACTGCCACGAAGTCGTCTGCTGCGGCATCGTCTGCTGCGGCCAATTGCCTCGCCTCCTCTGCAATCGGCAGGATGATTTGCCGGATGGGCGGGATGGCTTCGGTGGCAAGCATCTTGCTGAGCTTGCTGGTTGGGTCGATGGTGTAAATGTGCATGGCGGCAGCGGAAAGGCCGGCAACCATGCCCAGAATGTCGCCTGCGTTGATAGGGTGCTGCTTTGTAATCAATTCTTTGCTTTTGCTCATTGCTAATCTTTCCGTTTATTCCCTGTCCGTTTGATGGCGGCTGGGAGGTGGTTTAAATTGCGGCGGCCGGCTTCGATGCGCTCGCTCATCTGTTGGTAAAATTTGTTCTGGCAATCGGTAATGGCGGCGGTTTCGGTGATGGGGAATATCTCTTCCTCGTACACATCTATACCGCCAAGCCTGGTTCGATAGACTGCCCACGCTCGCCATTCATTCGGCAGCAAGCCGGTAATGTTGCGGCGGTTCTCTATGCTTACGGTTACCTTGCCTTTTTGCGGCTTGTTGTATCGGGTAATAACTTGCATTACCTTCCCTCCGGTTCATACACCACGCCGCGCATAATCTGCACATCGTCCATCTCTTGGTATTGCCGCTCCAGTTCTGCGGCCTCTTGTGAGGCTTGCTGGTCTAGCTTGGCTACCCGCTCGGCTGCGGTCTCTGTTTGGGTGGGCTGTAGGTATTCGTCTTGGCTGTCTAGGGTGGGCATGGCGACAAAGGCCGCGCCCATAAAAATAGCCGCTATCCAAGCGGCGATGCGGGTTTTCATTTTTTGCTCCTGTTTGTAGTGGTGCAGGCGCGCGGTAGTTAGAGGGGGATTACCCTTGCAAGGAGTTCAGCCGCCGCCTGCTGCCGGTGTTTTGCCCCACCGCCGGCTGGGGGTCTGTCGCCATCTGTGGCTATTGGTTGGCTGCTAAGCCGATGAACTGTTGCTCACGTTCGCGCCGTTCTTCTTCGCGCTCTTCCTCTTCTTCGCGGATAAGGTCGTCGGCTTTATCCATCATGTGCTTGATGATTGCATCCTGCATCTCTTGGCTTAGCTCATCTAGGATTTCATCCAGCGTTGTGCCTCGGATGAGGTTCATGCCGCGCTGTAGTACCTCGGCGGCGCGGCTGTAATTCCCGTTAATATTGATTTGCATGATTTGCTCCGTGTTAGTTGGCGGCAATGGCGGCCACGCACTCTTCCCATGTGGGCATAGGGATGTCGAGCGGCAGGCGCTCTTCGTTGCGCTCAAGTAAAAACCAGTCGATATGGTCTGCCCATGTGGCTTGGTCGTTGAGGTCGTAGTTCTCTTCGCCGTCTATCATGGCTACTTCCGCCCATTCGCGGATGATTTCGCTACGGTATTTGTCAGCCAATCGTTCGGCTTCTTCTTCCTGCCGCTCGGCTTCGTATTCGGCGGCGGCGTTGCGCTGGTCATGCTCGTATAACTGGCGGTCTAGCCATAGGTCGTATTCGTACATTGCTCTCTCCTTCAATGCTGTCGAATGTTTAATCAAGCCATCTCTTTGAAATGGCTCTGTTAAAAATTCGCCTCGGCTTTTACTCGCCAATTTTGTTCTGCTGCCCGCTAGGGCTTATCGGCCTTGCCCCCAGCTTTTAAACTGGGCTTGCCCTCTTGTATCCCGCTAGGGCTTGGCTCGTGCGGTCTGCTTCGTGCTTCGTTGGTGTGTATTATAGCAATGCTAAATAATAAAGCAATAGCAAAGCTAGCTTTTATGCTAAATATTTTGCTAAATTCTTATATAGCTTTGATTATGCGTTGAATTTATTTTTCCGCAGACAACAAAAAAGCCGCACATGGCGGCAACAGTCAGCTACTGGTTTACAGTTGGATTGGGTTTGACGGGCAAAAGAAAAGCCCGCGCGGGGCTGGTTGACTTCTAGTATATTGTTTTATATATAATTTTATTATAATTCTGTTTTTCTGGTAAAAAAGTAGAATTTTGGTTAAATATCAGTTATAATGCAGGGTGTCTGAAAGTAATCACCACCAACTAACGTAAAAGGGGACAAGCATGGGGCTGACAAAATTCGGCGAAGCTGTCCGTGAGGCTCGCCGCGAAACCAAGCAAACGTTGATGACAATGTCTAAAGCATTAGGCAAGTCGCCAGCTTTTTTGAGTGCTATAGAAACAGGGCGCAATAAAGTGCCATTGGATTTTATTAGTGATATTGAAGACTTTTTCTCAAGCTTAGATTATCCTGTAGCAACTATGCGATTGAGAGAAAAAGCGATGGTTGCAAATGAGGTTGCACCATTGGATGGATTGAACTTGCAGCACCAGATGTTGGTTGCTGGATTTGCTAATTCCGATTTAAATCAAAAGCAATTAGAACTGTTTGCTAAACTATTAGCAGATATTCAAGCAACCTCCATACAAGGGGAAAAATGATAATGCCAAATCAGAGCAGTACTTATATTTTAAGGGGGCAGCGTGTTATGCCCTTGGGTATTAAGGATGTGCAATCGATTGCATCGGAAACAGCAAGAGTTTTAAGAGTCAATAGAAGCACTTTAGGGCAGATGGATCAATTCATGGAGCAGCTGGGGAAATACGGTATTACCGTAGACCCTGTTGCCGATAATGAGTGGTTGCATATCACTAAAGCTATGTGCCATAACCGCGCCATCTGTATGCCGGAAAGCCTCTATATTCGCATCTGCAAGAGCGAGCCGGAGGCTATTTTTATCTTCTTTCATGAGCTTGGGCATTTAATGCTCGGTCATCAGGCTTCTTTGCACTATAGCGATATTGAGCCTACTCAGCAGGAAGATGCGGAGTGGCAAGCTGATGAATATTCAAAAACAATTTTGAGCAAAATGGGAATTTCTTATATGCCAGAACAGCTTAACTTGCGGTTCTGATAAAGAAAAACGACTTGGAATGTTGGCGCATCCCAAGCCGTGTTAGTTAGTGATTTGTTTGTGCAACTTTACACTAACCGCCTGCATTAGTTGATAACGCAGACCATGGACTGGTCGCTGATTATCCTTCAAATGATGGCGTGGGGCAAGCACTTTTGCCATAAGCGCTTGCAAAATGTGGCGCATCCTTTGATTTTGGAGGAACGCAAAATGACCTGTAATGGGCATTGCTCCGGCCTAATGCCGGTATATGTTCGCCAGTACGACCGTTTTCGTAACGGTCAGTGGGAAGTTGTGTGTGAACATTGCCGTAGTTTACCTAGGCGCTAGATAGGGAAGTAAAAGTAGCAGCAGCCCCGTGATGATGATCGCGGGGCTTCTTTATGCCTGCTTAGTATTAATCCAACACGCTCCACGTTTCAACACACAGCCTTATGGCTGGCTAATCCAACACGCTCCACCAAAACACGCGGCCTATTACTTGAATATCGGCGGCATCTACTTCTTCGTCTGGGTGCTCCTCTTCGTTGTAGCTGTGAATACGGATTCTGTTGCCTGGCAGGCGGTAAAGGATTTTGGTGCGTAGCCAGCCGTCATGATTGATGGCGTAAATCTTGCCGTCTTTAATGTGCTTTTGGCTGGTATCCACGCCAAGCGTAGCGCCGTCCGGGAACACCGGCTCCATGCTGTTGCCATCAGCGGATACACATACCACGTCTTTAGGGTTGATGCCTTTGCGGCGCAGGCTGGATTCGTGGAAACGCAGCTTGTAACCGTTGAAGTCGGATGCTTCAAACGAACCTGAACCGGCGGCCAGCCGCACTTCTTTCAGGAACGGCACTTCACACTCTTCATCATTTAGCGGTGTACCGTCCTGCCATGTTTCTACCACGGCGAATGCGGTCGCGTTTGATTCTATCGGTTTGCTGGTAGAGGCTGATTGATATTTTTCGCCTGTGCCATCTAGATATCCTTGTGGCAGTCCAAGAGATTTCTCAATATTTAGCGCGGCAGCATCCCCAATATTGCGATAGCCGTTAAGCCATTGATTAACTTGGGCAGGAGCTTTGCCGATTGCACGGGAAAAGTCAGCTTGGCTGCCGTTAAATTTTTCTTCAATCAGGGTTTTTACCCTTTCTAGCCGTGTCATTTTCTCTTCCATATTAGCAGGTTATCTAAATATACAGCAATGCTTAATTTAGCAAGGCTACTTTTTCTATTTAGCTATGCTATAATTTATGCTAAATAGACAGGAGCAAGCTATATGCAACTAAAAGAATACTGCGCGCATGAGCGCGGCCGACAGCGGGCAATCGCTGAAAAAATCGGCATTGCTTACGCATACATGAACCAGATTGTTACCGGCCATCGCCCTATCCCTATTGAATATTGCGCCAGTATTGAACTGGCTACAGACGGGGAAGTAACACGCCAAGAGATGCGCCCTGATGACTGGCACAAAATTTGGCCGGAGTTAGTGGAGCAACGTTATGAAGCGTGAAAAATGCACTGAAGAGGTCAAGCTCCACCTGCCGGAGAAGCTCAAGGCTGACTTGAAAACGCTGGCCGCACAACGTGGCTACGAATCGCTCAGCCCGCTGATTCGCCAACTGCTCCGCGAAAAGCTGTATGGAGAGGTTACGCCCAATCAGGATTTATTGGCAGGGGCGGTGCGTGATGATTAGGGGCGCAAATATTTTTGAGAAAGGAAAGAAGATGAAAGAAAAACTGGAACTTGAAGTGGGTATCCGCGTGAAGGTCAAAGAACAGGCCGCCCTGTCGGATGAAGACAAGGCGGAGATTAAAGATGCCGTACTGACAGCGGCCAAGCAGTCCTCCCTACCCCCATACGAGCTTGCAGGCAGCCTGTTGGCGGCTTTGCAGTTGATTAATCAGGCTGATTAATGGGTGGCCTAGTAATGAACATTCCCCGTAAGGAATTCGGTACGGCAACGCGGACACCGGTGTTTAACAACCACACCAGATGCTCCCGCGTATTGCAGGATAGATTTGATGCCTTCCTGATAGCAGTTTGTACAAAGGTCGTAAACGGGTGCGCCATCGGGCTGCGCTTCCTTCAATCGGTAAGTCAGCGCTCCGAGCGGATGCTGGTGCAGCGCGTAACGTTGTTTTTCTGCTTCCCAATCTTTCTGACGAGCAATCTCGCCTTCCAGCTCTGCAATTCGGCTTTTCGCCGCCGCATGCGCTTCTTGGGTGCTGATGAGTTCGGGGTAAATGCTGGAGATGATGCCGTAAAGCTCGGTCGTCTTTTGATGAATTTCCATCTCCGTTTTGGCGTTTTGAAAAGTTTGGAGAACCTCGCCCGCTTGTTTCAGCGCGGCAAAAGCGGAAGCAATGGATGACAACATGGTTTCGTGGTTGGTTGTTGTGAGAGACAGCCATTTTACCACGGCAGACAAAGCGGAAAGACGCTTGGCAGCCCGGACAGACGGGCAAAAAGAAAAGCCCGCACGGGAATGCGGGCAAAGGAGTTAATTAAAGAAAGGTTCGGAGAGATTATGACAAACAAAATAAAACAAAGCAAGGCTGAATGGGTTTGGACACAGCTGCTGACGGTATCGCTGAAATTAGGGCTGCCGTTGTCATGGTGCAATTTTTGCAGCCGCAAGATGTGTGCGGCAGTAGGAGCGCGGAAATGAAACAGCGTATTGAAGATTTACTGCGTGAGCGGCGGATTAAGCGGATTGGGCGGCGGTTGGTTGCCGCCACCAAACGAGATGAAAAGTTCAAATTGTATGAATTATTCCGCGCAGAAATTGCCAACCGTTCGCCGCAACAAGTGGCGCGAATGGTGCGCCGATCAGAAGAAGCTTTGCGCCGGGAGGGTGCATTATGAAACGGTCTAGTTTTATCAACAACGATAAATGCCTGGAGTGGGGGATTAATGCTACTCAAGGGGCGTTATTCGATTTATTGGTGAGTTTGTCCACTTGGGCAGAAGAAATTGTGATCGATGGCATGGTGTTTTACTGGGTAGCGCGTGAAAAGGTGTGCCAAGAATTGCCTTTGTATTACAGCAAAGCCGATACCGTGTACCGCCATCTGAAAGATTTGCAGAAACGCGGCTTGATCGATTATGCCAAAGTTGGTGATAAGGATGTTGTGGCACTGACCGCTAAAGGTAAAACATGGTCGTTCCGTTGCTCGGATTTAAATCCGGCGCTCGGAAATAAATCCGAAACTGTTAAGACAGGGGAAGATGACGGTTTAATCGATAATCAAGAAAATAATAATGAAATCAAAGAGACGGAAATAAATCCGAACGGCGGAAATAAATCCGAAGCTCGGAACGAAATCCGAGACAGCTCGGAAATAAATCCGACAGATAATAATACTAGTGATTATATAAATACCCCCTATAGTCCCCCAAAAATGGACGCTGTCGCGTCTGCCAATCCTGACGGCTTGGCGGGTGTGATCGGTGATGATCAAAAACCGACTACTGCCAAACCACGCCGCCGCTATGAAGCTCCGGTAAGCGAGCTGGTGGCGATCTACAACGAGGAAACTGCTGGTGTGCTGCCGGCGGTGCAGAAAATCACGGACAGCCGGATCAAGGCGGTGAATGCTCGTTGGTTGCAATTCCTGAACTCAAAAACCCTAACCGGCGAAGTGCGCTATTCGGATCGTGAAAGCGGTTTGGTTTGGTGGCGTAAGTTTTTCCGCAAGGTGCTGCTGAATGAACGCTGGTGTGGCGGTAGTGGGATTGAGTGGACGGCTGATTTCGACTGGATCGTGAAGCAGTCTAATTTCGTGAAAATTTTGGAGTGGCGGCCGGCCAAACGTGAGGAGATGAAACATGCAGCCTGATTTGATTGAAGACGTTGGCGTATTGCAAGTGCCGTCCAGCATCGAAGCCGAACAAATGGTGATCGGCGGGGTGTTGGTAAACAATGCGGCGTTTGACGAATGCGCCCAGCTGCGGCCTGAAATGTTTTTCCATATCGGCCATCAGGTGGTGTGGCAGGCGATCTGCGATATGGTTGCTGCGAATATCGGGGTGGACGTGGTGACCTTGGATGACTTCCTACGCCAGCGGGAATGTGATCAGTCAATGGATATGGGGTACTTCATCGACCTATACAACAACACTGCATCCGCCCACGCCATCAAGCGCCATGTGCAAATCGTGCTGGATCGTTACGCCGAACGGCAAATGCTGCTGGCATCGGGGAAGATCCGGGATCTAGCCATCGAGCGCGAAGGGCGCAGCGTATCTGACCGGCAGGCTGAAGCTGTATCGCTGCTGACGGAGATTGCAAACCAGGCGTCACAGATCAACGAAGAGCGCACCTACATCGAGGCTTTGCGCGAAGGAATCCGCTACAAACAGGAACTGTTCGACAGCGGGCGGCGCGGCTTGATTGGGTTTGATACCGGACTACCGAAACTCAACGAATACACCAACGGCCTGCGCCGTGGTGATCTGACTGTGATCGGCGGGCGGCCAAGTATGGGTAAGTCTGTGCTGGCGGAAAACATTGCCCGCTGCTGTGCCCGCAATGGTCTCAAGGTGCGCTTCCAAAGCTACGAGATGAACTCCACTGATCTGACTGATCGCGGGGCATCTGCCCAGTTTGGGATTGACTACGGCCATTTGCGCACGGCGGTGATGAACCGTGAGGAATGGGATCGCTACAACGACTACGTCAATTTATCTGCGAGCTGGTCTTTCCTGATCGATACGGAGATGGTGGGTGTGGAACGGTTGGCAGCCAGATGCCGCGCCATGAAGCGTAAGCAAGGCTTGGATTTGTTGGTGGTGGATCACTTGCACTTGATGCCGCGCCCGAACAAAAACACGGTGCAGGAACTGGACGAGATTACGGCCAGATTAAAACGGCTGGCGATGGAATTGGATATTCATGTGCTGCTGGTGGCGCAGTTATCCCGTGCGGTAAATGGACGGCCTGACAAACGCCCGCAAATGTCTGATCTGCGTGAATCAGGCGGCATCGAACAAAACGCCAACATCATCATCTTCCCTTATCGCCCCGGCTACTACGATGCAAGCGTGAACCAAAACGAGGCAGAACTTATTTTGGCTAAGAATCGAGACGGCGAACGCGGATCAGTCATTGTTGGCTGGCAGGGGCAATATCAGCGGTTTGTGGATCAGCCCGATCCGTGGGAAGCCCCGGCACAGGTTGAGCAGGAGGCAAAAGATGACCCGTTTAATGTCTAACACCTGCCCCTGCTGCCCGCCTACCGGCTCTGTGCTGAATTTCCGCTGCCCGGTGTGCTGTGCCGAACAAATCCGCCGCTGCCGTCCGAGCCGCAAACTGCAAGAGAAGATGCTGCACCAGCTGACTGCCTTATCCGGTGCGCCGACCCGTGAAGAGATTTTGGAGAAAGTGAGGAAATGAAATGAAACAACGTGATGGATGGGATGGAAACGACCAACAGGAAGGCTGGGATTTCTGCGAGGGATGGGAGGTGTGAAAAGCGTGCAAGACGAAATCGTCGAATTTATCCAAGACCGGCTGTGCTGTGAGGTAGGAAATGGCCAAGCGTAAATGCAAAGTATGCGGATGCGTGTTTGAGAAGCAGAGGCCGTTGCAGTTTGTCTGCTCCCCAGCCTGCGGGATTGAGTATCAGCGCGAGCAGAAGCGCAAGGCGGCCATCAAGTCGGAGCGTGAAGCCAAGCGCAAGGAACTGGCGAGAACCAAGGCGCTGCGGCACAAGTTGGAAACCATCCCGGAACTGACCAAGAAGGCGCAGGCGGCGTTCAATCGCTACATCCGGCTACGGGATAGGGGCAAGCCTTGCATTAGCTGCGGAAAACCATTGGGCGGCGAGCCAAACAGCTATGACGCGGGGCATTACCGCAGCGTTGGCAGTTCGCCCCATCTGCGCTTTGACGAGAACAACGTGCACGGGCAATGCAAACACTGTAATTGCCACCTATCCGGCAACGTTGTGGCCTACCGCCAAGGCTTGACTGAACGAATCGGTCTGGCGGAAGTGGAACGCATCGAAGCCGACCAATCGGAGAAGCATTACAGCAAGCCGGACTTGCGCGAACTGGCGGCGGAGTACCGCAGGAAGGCGAGGGAAATCGAATGACACAGAAGTTTAAGCGCTTCATCACGCGGGATAACAAACGGGATGTGATGCGGCTGGCGTATGAGGTGGCGGGAACGCTGCTGCAAGTGCATGACAAAGCAGTCGTGGAAGTACGGGAGAAAACCCGTACGGACGACCAGAATGCGAAGCTGCACGCGATGCTGGGGGATATTGCGAAACAGAAAACTTTCAACGGCCAAAAACTCTCAATCGAGCAATGGAAGATGATTTTTGTGTCGGGGCATCGGATTGCCACCGGCGGCACGGCTGAAATGGCGATTGGCTTAGAAGGCGAAGTGATTAACTTACGGGAGAGTACGGCGCGGATGGGAGTACGCAGGCTGGCCAGTTTGATTGAGTATATCCAGGCTTGGGCGGCGGGAAATGGGGTGGAGTTTGGCAGGAGGGCGGATGATGACACAGGGCAGATTGCTGCGTGATGAGTTATTGGATGGCTTGCGTTCGCACGGTAAGCAGAGTGCGTGTGAGCTGGCGGCGCGGCTGGGGCGCAATGAAAAGCTGGTTATGCGCCATTTGGCGGATTTGTCGGATGAGGGCTTGGTGGTGTGTGAGCGGCTGCGGGAATTGCGCTGCATGAAGATGCGCTATTGGGGCTTCCGTTCGGTGCAGGTGCGTTACTACCGGCTGGCTACGGCGGAAGATACGCGGGATGTATGGGCAGGTAATGTTTGGATGAGGAGATGGAGTGATGACCCCGAAGCAGGAAAGGTTTGTTGAAGAATATTTGGTGGATTTGAATGCCACGCAGGCGGCGATTCGGGCGGGGTATAGCGAGCAGACGGCGCGGGTAATTGGACACGAGAACCTGACAAAACCTGATATTCAAAAAGCGATTACTGCGGCGCGTGAAAAACAGCAGCGGCGGGTGGAAATCACGGCGGATAGGGTGCTGGAGGAATATGCAAAAATTGCATTTTTCGACCCGCGCAAACTGTTTACGGCGGGAGGGGGGATAAAGCCGAAGGAGTAAGGGGACGCCGCTGTGGAGGACGT